TGTTTAGTTGTTTCATATAGGTATTTATACTACTAATTCTCGTAAAGATTGATACCTTCTTTGGTTCGTGATAAGGTAAAATTTCCTTGAATCTATGTGTCATTGCCAATACTCATCTAATACATCAAATACTCTATTAAGATATTCATTCGCTCCATTACATTCCCACTCTCCTTTCTCTCCTATCTCGCACTTATAATGTAGTTCTCTTTTAAGTTGCATGAGTCTATTTGTCATTGCAACCTTGTCTAATCTTCCGTTCATTATTTTTCCTTGATACAATACTCTGCAGCATGCGGGTTATCGAAACCTTTCAGATCTTCCCTTGCTTGTTTTATAGCGTTATATGCATCCTCTGCGTACTCACATATTTCATAATGATGATTTTGGTTATCATGATAACCTACTGTGTAATGTGACATTTTAGCACCACAATTCTACTATACTAGCTATAATATCATAGCATTTCAGTATGTAGTTGTGTATCAATTATTGCTTTTTGCTGATATTAGTAGGTTGTTTACAGCAATTCTCGTCATGATCTTTTTGTAGATCATCTATAGCGTTCTTAATTGTAGTGATACGCTTTTTTGTTTGTTTTTGGGAGTTTTCCACTTCTGATTTTTGTTCCTGATGTCTCACCTTCACCTTTTGGATTTTTACCTGGATTGGATTTCCCTAGATTTGCAGATTTGTTTGGTTTCTTATTTTGTGTATCGTGTAGTCTTGCAGGTTTGTCTTTGTCTTTTGTGATGACTGACTCTTGACCATGCTTACGTCCTAAGCGACGCATTACTTTTCCGAATCTACGTTTTGACATTCCTTTGCCAGGACTTGTTTGGTATGTGACCTCACGACCTGTGCCTTCTTTGCCATCGTCGGATTTGTATTTATATTCCCCTACACCCTTTTTATAACCAATACCTTTTTTCTTTAAATCTTTTTCGAGACCTTTACGTTTAGCTCGATTCGCTTTTTCATCAGATCCCCTATCAGCACTTATATTACCAGTCTGCTGTGTCTTAGACTTGGTTAACATACGTGTTGTAGGATTACCTTCTACTAATTTGATGAAATCCTGATAATACATAACTTTTAAGTTTTCTTTTTGTGCCAACTTATTCGCAGTTGCATACATGACACTCTTAGCGTCATCCCCATATAGGCGATTGAAACTCTTCTTCTTGCGTTTCATCGCCATTACAATTTTCTCTGCCTTTTGATTTACGGCTGGCATTATCCACCAACTACTTGTATTTCTTCAAGTGCTATTGCATTGCCTGTGACTGCTACTTTAGTAGCACGCTTCATGACTGCTTGAGGTCCTGATGCGTATGTGTAATCAGCTGATGCACTTGATGAGTCTATGTCAGTACTAACGAAATTACCTACAACTGCAGTTATCTTTTTACCTGCAGTTCCTGCAGAAAGAAAATTACTATCAATAGCAGGTGAAGTACTATCATCTTCTACAGCAATAAAATCTCCCACTGAAAATGGATGACTTGATGATGTTTCATGTAGGTGTCTACCTAATGTATAATCTGCTGTGGAATCGTCAACACCTTTCACAATCTTTGCATGACCTGGCTTACCACCTTTAAGTAGTAATGCTTGATCTTGAATCAAAGTGATTGCAGGTCCGTCATTAAATGCTACTGTAGCATCTCCTGCGGTTGCTATAACACGATAAAACCCAGTCTTTACGACTTGGTATTCTGTGGCACCTGCTGCGATTGCGTTTGTGCTTAGTACGTTAAGAACTGTCATTTCTTGTCGGTTGTCTTGTCTTCTGTATCTTTATTTATATTTTTTAGCATCTTCTGTAGATCAGTCGTGCTTCCTACAAAGAGTGCATTGGTAGTATTATTAGTCACCTTCTTATCTTCTGCATCTAACTCTTTCATCTTTCGTTGTAAATCTATAAGTTTCTCTGTAGTATCTGCAACGTTTTTAATCATCAAAGCAGCAACTTCATATGCTCTAGGATGATCACTACTCTGTGCAACCTCTAGAATACCATCTACTGCTTCTTGTCCTTTGGATACTAGATTGTGCATCTGTGCACGTGCAGTTTCGTAGTCATGTCTTACATCATCCTCTTGACTTTTTTTAAGAAGAGGTTTAACTTTATCGACATGCTTCTTTAAATCACCTTTCGGTTCTTCTCCAAATGTTTTGTCTAGTCCAGAAAATTCCATTAGATTGCCTCATCCTGTCCACTTACAGGATTGTATTTCTTCATGTCAGTATACTCAGAATATATTTCACCGAATCCAAAGTCATCATCAGATTCTAGTAGAGCATTATCAGCAGCATTAACTATGAATACATTTGATCCTACACTATGAACCGTAGGAGTTGACTTCTCATATCCTCTGATAACACTTAAATTATTACCAACCTTATTAGTGACTCTCATAAGTTCAGCACCAATGTATATGTTATCATATTGATTAATACCAGAAGCATTTGCTACTGCAAATCCAGTAGCAGTCTTACTAATAGTAGCAGAAAGAGTTGTTGCTACTGTGCCATCTCTATCAATAGTAGATTCTGGTTGTACAGTATATCTTCTTGCTCTTGGTGCAGTGTTTACATCTGTATTTGCATAGTAATCCACTTGAGTTTTTCTGACAACTTTTGCATCTGTGACAGGACCGTAAAGGTATGTCTTAGCAGTAAATTGTAGTGTGTATATAATTGCTCTACGAGTTGCAAAGTCTCCTTCATAGTCATCTTCATAATCTATACTTTGTAAAACTATAGGTACGTCTTTTGTTTCTCCTATTGTTGTCAATAGTTTTACAGATAGATTATAATGAGGTTGAAATATAGGTAATATCTGTTCTATAATTTGTAAACCATCATCTTGATTTTTTGATATAATTGCTAGTTCAAATCCTATGTTATAAGGAACAGGCATATAAGCATTTTTATTTTCGTCTGCGTCTTTCTTAAATTTAATTTTTTGTGTAGGTGATACTTTTCTTGAAGAATCGTATTCAATACCACCTATCTCAAATGATAATCTTGGAAGAGTTATCTGTACTCTTTTGTTTGTAGGATCAGGGTTCTGATCTAAACGTGCTAAAAATTTCTGTTTAGGACCATAAGCAAGAGGCACTTTCATAACCTCATCATTCCTTCGGATCTCTATATTATTAAACAGAGTTCCAAAAGATACAATTGTCTTACGAAAAATTTCGTTGTATGAATAAGTTCCTAGCATTAGATTGTGTTATCAGTAATAGATCCAACTGAACCAAATGGATTTGCCTCAGTAAAGTCAATGATCTGGTTATCAAGTGTTTCAAAGTCATTGTTTTGATCGTACTCAAGATTTTGATTATCGATCGTATTATATGTAGCAGTTGTCCAAGATGCACTAGATGTTCCACCAGTGACAGTCTCAGGAACTGTAAATGTACCAGAACGATTAATAACAATTAATGTTCTAGTAGAAGAGTCAAAAGATTTGACCTCAGCAGTCACGTTAGATGTACCACCAGTGATAGTTTCACCTGCTGTAAAGGTGCCACTACCACCTGCTACAAGACCAATTGTAATAGCATTTGCAAATGCAGTCTCGATAGCATCGAGTTCTGTAATACCTGTGTTGATCTCTTCGTCGCTGTACTCGAATAGTTCACATTGACATTCCCAAACATAATTTCTACCTAATTGATAGAAAGGTCTTTCTACTTCTACAAACTTGATTTCAAATAAATGTTTGGTTATTGGGAACCAAATTAAGTCCCCTTCGTTTGGTCTCCCTTCGACGTTAAGCGTGACACTATCGTCCACATGCTCTGTAAATTTCTCACGGGAGAATATAAAAGTTGTCTTGTCTTCAATACGGATTCCAAATTTGCTAAGTAGCTCACCTTGTCCTTCCCATCCTTCAACATTATTGACATATGCTCGGATAGCTTTCGCTGTTTCAAATTTTCCATCCGAATCTTCTTCAAAGACTGAATCTTTGTTGACAATCGTTCTCGGAACATAGTAAATGTCTTGCCCATAAATCTCGATACTTTCTACAACTAAGTTTTCAATAAATTTTTGCTCCTGTGCAGATGCATTTGCTTTTAAACGTCCTGCACTAGCATAGTTAGACTGAACATAATCTTGAGCTGGGGAATTCTGTATTGCCATGTTAGCCTATTAGATCTAGTGGTGGTATTTCATAGCGATCACGAATATCTTTTTCAAGATCTTCCTTGAATTTACTTGCGTCTTCAAGGATTTGACGACCGTTAAGAGTCACCCCACCTAACATTTGAATACCATCATACTTGCTAAGGTTCCTACCCCACTGTTGTTGGAATAGTGCCTCAACATAATCCTTTAACCAGTTGTCATTGAACATGTCAGTAAAGGTTGTAGGATCTTGACGCATAGTCATGTCTACCATTATGTAGTCCCCGACTGTAAGATCATCCCAGTCGAAGTCTAAGTAAAGTCTGTTTGAATGCTCATTCCATTTAACTCTTCTATTTGCTTGAGAGTTAGTCACGAAGTCAAGAGTCTCTAAGTATTGAGATGTTAGGAAGTAATGTAATATCTGTCCATGTGTCATGGAGTAGATATCATTTAAGAATATTTGATATTTAATATTGAAAATATTACCAGGTACTATACTTGATGCACCTATGTTTGTATATACATGATTGATACCTAAAGTACCAGGTGGTGTAGAAACATAATTATCTTGTCCATACCAAGGAGTTGATCCTTCTTGAGTGAATCCTTTTGCCTGAGTCTTGATAGCTTCAGTCACCTCTATTCTCATAAAGGTTTGAAAACTACCATTGTAATGGTATTCTTGATAGTAATCTATTGCTTCTTCTACCAAATCATCCAGTTGCTCAGTCGCAACGTTAATATCTATCGTAGGAAATCCTAATCTACGAAGAGCATAGTCTTTTAATTCTGTTTTACTTGCAGGTCTTGTAGCAGACATTGTTTATTAACTGAATGAGGATATTGTCAAAGTAGTAACATCATTAGCACTGACGACTTCTCCAGACTTGAAGAATCCATCTACATTATCAACAGTGACTTGGTTAGTTCCAAGAGCAGTAATGACCCCTGTAGTGCCACTGGTTGCTCCTGTGACAGTCGCTCCGACTTCCATAGTGGTAATGTCGGTAAGAGTCAATGTTGCATTTGTTGCAACAGTAGCAACATCAACTGTTGCACCATTACCATGGATCGCAGATACTGGGACTGTAGCAGTACTACCATGAATTGCTGTTACATCGAATGTAAGAGCAGCACCACCGCCACTACCAAGTTGAGCGTCAGCAACTGTGACAGTTTCATTGGCAATGAATCCAGATCCATCGTCTGTTACAGTGATAGTAGCAGCACCAGATCCATCAACAACAATACTAAATGTTGCATTTGCACCATCTGCTTGAGTGATGTAATCAGATGTGCCTATGGTATAAGTTCCTGCAGCTCTTGATGCATCAGCAGCACCGACGTTTCCTGTTGTTGCAATACCAGATGCGTTAGCATTTGTGATAGTTAGAACTTCTGAAGCAGCGTAACCAGATCCATCATCATTGATTGCAACACCAGTGATACCACCACTAGCATCAACAGAAGTGATGTTCAATGTTGCACTAGATCCAGATCCAGATGATGATGTTGCAATAGCAGTTCCTGTTGAATATCCAGATCCTGCAGCACTAATAGATCCAAGAGTCTTAATTCCAGAAGCGTTAGCGTTAGCGATTGTAACTGTGTTAGCAGCAGCGTATCCAGTACCAGCGTTATTGACTGTTACGTTAGTTATAGCACCTGCAGATGCAGTAATGTCAACAGTCAGTGCAGATCCATCTCCACCAGTAGCAGAGATTCCAGTTGCACTGGTGTATCCAGTTCCTCCAACAAGAGATGCTAAGTTCAATGTAAGAACCTTACCTGCATTAGCATTGGTGATTGTAACAGTATCTGTGATTAGATATCCAGAACCACCTGCATTTACTGCAGCAGCAGTAATGTTTCCATCAGAATCAACTGTAGTATCAACAGTTAAACTAGATCCAGTTCCACCAGAAGTTGCGACTCCTGTTGCTCCTGTGAATCCACCTCCACCTCCAACACTAACACCAGTGGTAACAACAGCACCAGGTGTTGGATCTCCACTAAGACCCAATGTAAGTGTAGTAGAGGTTGCAAGATTATTTAACATTGCACTAAGTTGTGCAAATGCATTGTCAAGTTTTGCTTGAACTCTTGCCTCTGTATAGTATTGATTAGTTCCTTCAGAAAGGTTAGTTGTAGACTTACTGGATAGATCTAAGTTTGCACCAGTAGCAGCAGCAACTCTTGCATCTGCACGAGCGTTAGTAAAGAATACATTTGTAGATCCTTCAGTTACATTATCAGTATTGATATCTGCCTGTGTTACAGAAAGAGCACCAGAACCATCATGTGTAATACCAGTTCCATATGTGAAGTGACTTCTTGTTCTAGCAGCAGTCGTAAAGAGATTAGAAGATCCTTCAGTTACGTTATCTGTATTAATATCTGCCTGTGTGACTGATAGAGTTCCAGAACTGTGTGTAATACCTGTTCCGTAAGTAAAGTGTGTTCTAGTTCTTGCAGCAGTTGTGAATAGATTTGTTGATCCTTCAGTTACATTATCAGTGCTAATGTCTGATTGAGTAACAGTTAGTTCACCACCACCAGACAACGCAATACCTGTTCCGTAAGTAAAGTGTGTCCTTGATCGAGCAGCAGTGGTGAACAAGTTGCTTGATCCTTCAGTTATTGTGTCAGTATTAACGTCTGCCTGTGTAACTGTTAATGTATATGTACCTGCAGTATCATCATCT